CAAAATCTGTTACACCCAATTTGTAGTCGTCGCACTCCGGGCCATCTCCATAGGTAATTGGATCAGAGTGCTCTTTAACTACACATGCTTCGCGCAATTCATTTGCGGAAGTAAATATTCCTACAGTAGCCATTTTATCGAGAACTCTTACTTTGGTATCGTAAGAAGGTTCCCTAAGATAGCATACCCTCCTAATATATGTTTCGGGATCAATTTGAACTACAGGATGGACCTTAGATACTCCGGGTAAAGATCTAGCAATTTTTTCGGCTTCTTTTTCATATTTCTCTATCTCTTCGTCAGATAAAGTCGGAGTAAGTGCAGTTACAGTAACTTCCACTTGTTCGTTTTGTTCCATTGAGTTGTATTTTTAATTATCGATCTATAGCTCCGATAATAAGCGGAACCTTAATAGTAATCTTTGTATCTCCGGATTTAGTAGCCATATCGTCGTCGGTAAATTCTACTGCACGAAGAACGTCCTTTGTTGTTGTTACTCCATTACCAGAAAAAGTAATAGGAATATCAAAAGGACCAATTAACAAAGGATCTCGATTAGGAGAGCTTGCTATAATTGCTTTCCATGTATCCATGTAAAGCTCAATAGCCCCTTCGTATTCGTAATCACCATATCCACGACTAACAGGTTGCTGACCCGCTCCGTAATTATTCTTTTTATTTTGTTTTCTTTTATACTCAATAGAAACAATGCCGATCACAGGAGTTCCAAACAAAATTAAAGATACATTTGCCCAAGAATAATTTATACCATTAATAATCGGCGTTGCCATTTTTTTTAATTTTTATGATACGCTCTTTGCGAATCCGATTGGAACTTGAATAAATCTTGCTACTCCATTTATGACGAGCTTAACAACAATAATTACAGTGCTTGTAGTAAGAACATTTTGATTCGGGTTAACTGTTGCGCTATATGCACTTAATTCGCCAGCCCTAACCATTGCGTCTAAGTTAACAGCAGCTTGACTTTCAAGATATGCTGTAGTAGTTTCACTTAATGTCCCGTCTGCGTTTAATTGGAGGGGTCCATTTAAATAAGGTATAAGACTGACATATATTCCGCGAATAGCTTTGTCGATTGTTCTATTATTTTCAATCTGAGCATAATCCGAAGAAACAGAAATTGCGCAGTTAGAGTCGTTAAAATAAGAACCAGAAACTCCAATAAACTTTTTCAAGAAAGTATATCTTCGATCTTGCAACGAACCTAACAAATTATCGCTTATTGCAGTGGAATTATATAATTGACCATTTGCAAAAGCAATAACCTCCAATTCTGATCCATCGCTCATATTGAATTTAGAAACCCATGCAATAGATTCGGAAACTTTTGCTAATGCTACTGCTCCAAGTTCTGCTCCAATACAAGGAATAGATTTACCGATTGTCTTCCAAAGAAACCAGCCTTGCCCTCCTCCGTCCATTCCGAGTACAGGCGTTGCCTTATTTGCGGTTAATGTTGACAAATCGGGCAAAGTAGAAATATCTGTTGTTCCAGAAAGATCTGCTCCGTATAGAGCGGAAATGTTTTTGTAAGCGGCATCGTTTTGCTTACATACTCCGTCGATTAATGTTAAATCTCCTTCGGACCATGCAGATGCAAAATCTTTCATCACTGCAATCTGACGAACCGCTCCTGTAGCAAAGTTCTGAACTAAAGTAATTTCTCCAAAAGTATAAGATCCGGGAACGTCAAAAAATCCAACATACAAAATTCCTCCGGGCTGGATACGGAAAAATTCGCTAATTTCGTAATAGAAAAAAGCCAATTTCGAAGCAACTCCGCCAGAAAATTGAGTGATAGTTCCTGCAATTGTACCTACTATTGTAACAATTAAAGGAGAGCCCGAATTTAGATAAATTCCAAGGCTCTTAGGGGCTGTAATAGTGAGGGTTGCTGTATTAAACGAAGCAGAATAACCATGAGTTTGTGTGCCAGCATTAACCGCCGCTGCTAGGCTTGCACCCAATAAGGCAATAGAAGAATCGGAAGATAGACGCGTATAGGCGCAAAGAAGCGTATTAATCGGATTTCCGTTGCTATCTTCGTCCAACCCTGCAACGGAAAAGTTTATTGTATCGCCCGCTGCTCCGTCTGCTGTAATTAAATAGGTTGCCTGTGCAGCAGTTGCGTCCGAATAATCATTTAAAATTCCCGCTGTAATTGCGTCTGCGGGTTGGTATAACGCTTTAATTCTGGACGAAGAAGTAAATCCGCTTGGCAAAGTTCCTGTATAAAAAACCATGCCGGAAATATAATCCTGTCCGGGTAAAGGTCTCTGAAGTCCGCCTTGCCCCTTAATAAACGTTATACTTGGTAATGGCATTTTATTTCTTTTTTTCCTTCAGTTTGTCAATTTGTGCTTGGAGAGCAATTATCTTTTGGTTTAACTGCTCTCTTTCGTGTATCCATGCATCAGAAGTATCGCTGGTAGATGCTTTGAGTGTTTCGTTTTCAGAAGTTAAAAGATCGATTTGTTCTTTAAGAAGTCTATTTTCTTCTTCTAAATCCACAAAATCTTC